CTTGCCTTGACTGAAGACGTGATAGGTCAGATAGGGTAGGACAGCTTGAAGCTCGCATTGTAGAAATGTCGCGTCTTTATCAGTGAGGATATTAATCGTTATGCTGGATAAATTTAAGAAATGGGTTTCAGAGCATCCATATCTTTATGCTGGTATTGTATGCGTAATAGCTACTGTTTGTATTGTAGTGGCCTGTCTTATCGGCCAATTCGGGGTTGATAGATCAAATAAGTTTGCAGGAATATTCACTCCACTGGTAGTTGCAGGCGTAACAGCTTATTTTGCATGGAACCAATTAAACCTTGGAAGAGAGCAGAAAGCTCTCACGGAAAGACAAGCTGAAATAGCAAGGCAACAAGCTATTACTGCCAAAGAAAACAAAGAAATTGCGGCTAATAAATTACGTCTTGATTTGTTTGATAAACGATATGAGGTTTTTAGTAAAATACTCAAACATTTTTCTTTTGCGTTTGATCTTTCTCTTGATATTAATGACTATCTTTGTTTGACGCCATCGGAAAAAAACGAATACTCCATCTGTCATGAAAGAAATTTCTTATCTGGGGAAATATATGACAGGGCAAAAAATAAACTTGAAATAATCTTAAAATATAACCAAGAAAGTAAAACAGATAGAGAAGTTGATCTTACAAAAATAAAACTATTATTTGATGATAGAATTCATAGAATTTTATTTTCTTTTTCAAAAGAATCTCATAAATTATTAAAAGAAGAACATGATTTTCTTTCTGAAATTTTAGATGAATGTCACCATACTGACGTTATACCAAATTATAGTATAGAAACAATTGATTCTGAAAAGAAACGCCTAGCAAGAATACTCAATGATGAGATTATAATAGCAGTCAGACCGTTCCTTAAGTTTCCAGAATAATAAATACCCTTGGTAACAATTTAAACCAAAGGAGAATTGAAATGGCAAAAGAGAAATCACCAGAGGAATTAGCAAAAGAGTATCGTGACTATATGCGTGCTGAGTTTGTGAAGAAAGACGTTGAGGGTGTTGAGCCTTGGTACGTTGATAGCCACGAATATACGAAATACGTCATGCGATACCCAACATGGACAGAAACCATCGCACATATAAACGCTACTATATCGGAAGAAGAAGCCGCTAAAGACCCAGAGAAAGCGAAGCGCAGACTTGATGCTTTGATTAAATTGACCAAGGCATGTGTGACGAACCTTAAAAGTCCATCTGACTTTGATAAGGCACCATTCTACGTCAACAAAGCAGCAATGGACTGGGTGTCTTTGCGTATCGGCTAATTCGTCTCGACTGCAAGTGGCCGGATTACAGATTGACGATAATGAATATGACGGATGCTTTGAACTGGCCCAATAAGGCGAGAAGTGATCCATACTCGCTCTATAATGTGCCACTTGATGAGTTAGCCGAGAATTTGTTTTTCCTACAGGAAAAAAGTCAAAGAGAAAGGGGAGCCGATTAAAGCTCCCCTTTTCTTATGGTTGTCGCAAAGGAGAAAAATAACAACCATGACCACTTGGAAAACGAATAAAAACAAGCGGCTCAATCTTATTTATGGTTTGGCTTTGTCACGATAAAATTTCATGCAGATATTAAGGTTACAATATTGAAAATTACCCTCTGAATCCCTTGCCCTTAGGACATCACGTCTGACTTGCTCTTCAAGCTCACCGTAGTTGGTTTCAGCCCTACTGGAATAGATGTCGAGGATTTCAAACTCGAACGCGTTTTTTCCAAACTTGGAAATTCCTTCGTTCACATACTTAGAACTGCTCGTATAGGTGAGCCAGTTCGACCGGCTGACTTCCTTGCGCTTTCTCACCTTCCCCTTAACCGGCTTACGTCTGATGCTCTGGGTGAACTTCTTCCCCACATACATGACGCCACTTTCCCTATGGGTAATCAGGTAAGTGAAGCCCGCAGAAGCATTGATCTGGTCTTCCGTATAGGGGCTTTGCCAATGACCGACCTCATACATTGGCATTACCCAAGAACAAGGCACGTTCGGCTTTACGCCTGTTGAGCAAGCCCTGAATGACCTGGCCTTTGCTCTTATCCCACAAGAGGAACTGGTCTGCTGCCTTGTCGAGTTGCTGCTCATTGACCAGGCGAACAAGCGTTGAATCCAAGCAGGCCGACAAGCCCACGTTATAGGCAAAGCTCGTAAGTGCTGCCCATTGATTGGGGGCCAGAGAAGCCCTCACAGAGCTTTTAAGGGCGGTCATTACCCTCTGAGCTTCCTCGGCTACTGCTTCCCTTGCTTCGCCCTCATTGACGCTCTCAGGGCTTGTGAGGGTAACTCTCTGCCCGTGCCAGTATGTCGAGCCGTAACCTACCGTGGGCGTACCCGTAACATCAGCATATGGTCGGCTTCTAAATCCCTCGAATGAGCAAATGAGCGAAACCGCTTGATCGAGATCACTTGAGGTCATCGAAGTTACCAAGATCGACATCATCTTCAGGTGTGCCGAACTGCTTCTGGCCTCTCTTGCGATCCCATTCCGTCAAACCAAAGCGATTGAAATAGGCGATTAGCGCACGGCCAATATCAGCATTTGTCTTGGTCGCTGGGTTGGCGCGAAGGTCTAAGCGGGACTTGTTATCGGTGCTTTCAAGGACGATGCCACGGCTCATAATTTCATCATTGGACTGACGAAAACGATCGAGAAGAATTATGAACTGCTCAACAGCGAAGCAGTCTTGTGGCTTTAGTTCATAGGTCATTCCAATTAAGGGTAAAATTTCATCCCATAAATCGGAAAGCCTCTTATATTTTTTAATGTAATTGGTTTTTTCCATCTGAGAACTCCTGTTGGTTCTCAGTATTTAGTCTCCAATAAATACGGACACGGTCACAGTATGGAGGTTCCCTGAACACTCATTCTGCCGCGCATTGGAGATGATTTGTGAGGTATGAATGGACAACTTTATTGATAGAGCAAAATCTATTGCAACACTCGTCGGGGTGACGATCCTGTTTGTAATTTTAGTGGTGTTTCCGATTATCGACTTGCTCGATCCGAAGGCACACTTGGTTGCCGACATAGCACCGTTAGCCTCGGTTCTATCGTCACTTATCTGAAACTCAAACAAAGGAGACGCCAATGATCCAGAAGATCAAGGATACCATTAACAAGTATAAAATACCCGTAGTCGGTGGGCTGATATTGGTCACGCCAGTGTCAGTCCCATTGGTGCTTAATAGCGTGGGTTTGTCTTGGGAAGTGTCTGTCGCGGTAGGAACATCACTACTCGGAATCAACTATACACTTTTAAGGATGGATGAATGAATTTTTTAAGGAAATCATTAAGTATGGGTGTTACAAAGTCGCCCGGAGTTATTCAAGAAACGCCTATTGTAAACTTCCCATTTATCGCCCCAACAACTACGGCATCTGGCGTAACAGTAAATCCACAAACGGCTCTTGAGCATGAAGCCGTATATACCTGTGTCAGAACGATAACCAGTGACATAGCGAAGATACCTCTCCAGATTGAAAAGAAGAACCCCGCTGGTGGCTGGAAGGTGGATTATGACCACCCATTCAATCAGCTATTGAATTACCCCAATGAACGTCATGTTGCGTTCGAGTTCATTGAGGAAATGGTGCTCAGTTGTATGCTGAATGGTGATGCCTTTGCAGTTGTCATCAGGGATAATATGGGCATTCCAGAGAAGATTATCCCTGTAAATCCCTACACAACGCGAGTTTATGAAGATCCCCAAGATGGAGAACTCTACTACTACGTGACATCTAAAATGCTGTTCAATGAGCGCACAAGCATCAAGACGGAAACAGGTGAGACCAGAACGATATATCACCGCGACATGATCAGAATGCGCGGTCTATCGCTCGATAATGGAAAGAATGGTTACTCCGCTATTAGATTAGCACGAGAAGCATTTGGCCTTGCGATTGCCACACAGGAAACGGCTGCTCGTGCCTATACGAATGGGGCCAATGTCTCGGGTTATTTTAAACCCGACCCAACGATGGGCGCTGAAATCGCAATGGCGATGGCCGACAAGCTAAAAACGGCAATCGCTGGTATTGTGAACTCTGGCAAAACGGCCGTCCTGCCGGGTATGGATTATGTTGCGATTAACAAGAATGTATCCGACTTGCAGTTGGTTGAAGCAAGACGCCAAGTCACGAGCGATATCGGACGTATTTTTCGAGTGCCGCCATACAAATTGGGCCTGAATGACAGCGAGAAAGCCGCAAACGTAGCTGAACAAGAGCAGTCTTATATCAGCAACACCTTGGTTCAATACACCAAGCCCTTTGAGCAGCATATGAACCGGGTATTGTTCAAGCCCACTGAACGTAGCCTCTACCGAATATCATTCGACTTCACCAAGCAGGCAGAACCGAGTGAACAAGTTCGCGGCGACTATTACGCGAAAGCCCTGACGTATGGCTGGATGAACCCCGACGAAGTGCGTGAGCGCGAAGGGTTTAGCCCGATACCAGACGAGAAGGGTCAAGAATTCAGAGTTCCACAAAACACAGGAGTAATGGGCGATCCAATGGGAGAGCCGCTAACCGGAGACAACAGCAATGGCAATCAAGACCCTAACAGTTAAGGAGTACGCCAACCTAAGCAAAGACCAGAGACAGGACACCATCGTCGTCAAAGACGTGATGAGTTCCATCACTGCCAATGATGACCGTACCGCCACATTCATCATCACCACTGGGACGCCAGACCGTGACCAAGACATTGTAGTTCCACAGGGGCTATCAATCGCCCACTACCAGAACAACCGTGTGGTTCTGTGGGGCCATGACCAGAGCATCTTACCAATCGCGAAGTGCATTGGAATCCAACCCTTAGATAATGGCTGGCAGGCAACCGTTGAGTTTGCAACCGCCGAAGCCAATCCAATGGCCGAACAGGTTTACCAGTTGGTCAAAGGTGGTTTTCTCAGTGCGGTTTCTATTGGCTTCATTCCTCTGGAACTCGAACTCAATGAGCTGGGGGGCTACACGATTACCAAGTCAGAACTCTTCGAATTTAGTATTGTCAATGTGCCAGCTAATCCAGAGGCTTTAATCGTTGAAGACGAAGAAGCACTCCTTATGGATGAGCAGATAATCGCTCAAGATATTTTATCGAACATAAATAAAACAGCAGAACGCAAAAAACTCAAGATGCGTCTTGAACTGCACAAATTATCTGGTTCTAGAAACTGATATTTAAGGAAACAAATATGGATAAAGAAATAAATGATCTAGAGGTTAAGCGCCTAGCTCTCATTGCTTCCATGGAAAAGACTTTAGCGAATTCAGAACTATCTGAGGACGAAGCCACCGCGTCATTCGATGCTGATATGGCGCAGGTCAAATCAATCGAAGCAAAAATGGCTCGTTTGGAGAAGGTCAAGGCTTTGAAGGCAACTAAGGCCGTCAAAGAAGCCGAAGAGGATACCGACAAAGAGGAAGAGAAAGACGAAGCCTCTGATGAACTTGAAAAGGACGATGACGACAAGGAAGAAACAATGAAATCATTCCACATCAACAAGGGATATATGCCAGCCGGAACTGAAAAAGGCTTATATGTTCAGAAGATGATTGCTCGTGACATCGTAAAAATGCACGGCGAAACCGGCGCACGTAATATCTTGTCCGCTTCGACTTCCAAGAACTACGCTAATGGTTTGATCAAGTCCGCTCTTACGACTTCCCAGCCCGTAGTTGGTCCTGACGTTCGTGAGTTTATTGACCTTTTGACCGCTGATTGTGTGGTTCGTAAGGTTGCCAAGGTTGTGTCCATGCCGAACAACAACCTCACATACCCAAGGCAGCGTCTTGGCGCCACGGCTTCATGGGTTGGTGAAGGCACCAATTACGTTCCCAGTGCTGCTGACTTCGACACCATCAATTTCGTAGGCAAGAAGCTGACTGGCTTCACTTACACGACATTGGAATTCAACAACTTCTCTCTACAGGGCGCTGTTGAACACATCACCTCTGACCTTGCTAATCAGGTCGCGTTGGCAGAAGACCGCACATTCATCATGGGTTCGACTGCTGGTGCTCTGGCCCCTTCATACAGCCTTATTGGTAATGCGGGAACGAACATCACTTCAACAGGTGCTGACTCTGTGAGTATCGCGGCTGATCTTGCTCAGATCAAAAGTGCTCTACAGACCAAGTTCGTCAACATATCTCGTGGTGTTGTGTTTGGTTCACCTGCGATCTTCAACAGCTTGGAAAACCTACAGACATCTTTCGGTGTGTATCCGTTCCGTGAAGAAATCCGCATGGGTAAGTTGAATGGCTTTACCATCATGGCAACTGCTCAGATTCCAACAGACATTGATACTTCTGCGGCTAAAGACGGCTCTGCGAAGAATGGTTCTCCGTTAATCTTCGTTGCCCCACAGCACTTGATCATTGCTGATGCTGGTCAATACGCACTTCGTTCAACTGATCAGGGTTCTTGGACTGATGGCGGAGTTCAAATGAACGCTTTCGCACAAGACTTGATTGCTTACAAATTGGCAAACTGGGTTGATTTCGGAGTTGAGCATGACGCGGCTGTTGCTGTTCTCAACACTGTTGGTTGGACTAACTTCAACGTCGATGGTGCTTACCAGCTTGTAGAAACTGCTAAAACCGGTGGTTCCGGCGCTTCTGCGGTTAAGGGAAAATCCTCTTAATCATCTCGCGATAATTTTGACACCAGAAAGGCCGGTTAATGACCGGCCTTTCTGGTGAGTAATTGATTGTCGGTGTTAGTCAGTTGGTTGTGTGGGTAATACCGTTGATGTCGTGTCAGTGCCATCACTGATAGCCATTAAGGCTTTGATGTATGTGACCCACGCATCTGGCGTGACCTCGTTGAGAATACCGTAGTTGTTATAGATATAGGTTCTAGCAGAAGCTAATGCCGTGCTCGCCTGAGTAGCCAATGGAATGGGTACAACCGGCGGTGTGTAATCGACCAGCTGGCCATTCTCCACCGCCATGCTTTTCGTTCCGGTGTTCCCGCCCTTTGCAGCCCACTGGTCTGCCGTCATGGCAAACAGAGTGCTGGCCGCAGGCAGGCCATCTGTTGAGGAAAATATCCACATGTCATACCAAGCGCATGGTTTGCTAAGAGTTGCATAATATCGTGCTGGATATGCAGCCATTACATCTGAGTTCGTGCTCATTGGTAATACCCCGCTGCAAAAACAGGGATTATCATATTCGAACCGGCCATACCTTGTATTGATGCGCCAATAACGTAACCACCTATGGAGAATCCCTCATTATCAATGAGTAGTTCCGTTGTGGCTCCATCGACATCATTCCCAGCAATTATGTTAGAAATCCAATATCTATGTGTTCCTAACTCCTGTGTATTTGGAATCATCACTACCGGCTGTGTTCCCGGCTTGAAAGCTCTGGGGAAATTGATACGAACGGGATTGCTAGACCCAAGATTATAATTCGGGGTTGCATAAAATACTTGCATTTTTATAGCTGGATCATCCATCGGCAGATCAGTAAGATTGGCCCCAACTGTTACAGTCCCAGACCCCACAGTGAATAATGCGTGGCCATCACTAGACTGCTGAATATCTACAATCCGTGTATTACCTGATGATGTGCCTGGCACCGATTTGATATATCGGCCTTCTGCTGTCCGTGCATTAAGGGATTCGATAGAACTGAAATTAGAGGTATCTTGAATCCAAGTAGTCGCCTCACCAAAATTGACGAGATATTTTCCAGTTACAAAAAGGCACGTATCACCCTCCTTATCGGCGGAAAGGTTTAAAATGTAATTAGAACTAACTGGACCACTGAAAGTCTCATTACCGTTGTGTGTGTTCGCACCGCTAAAGGCTACTGGCCCGCTAACGCTCTGTATGCCTTCGTCTGATAGCTTTAGAAACTGTTCCTGTGACCAATCAGTAGTTGCTGAGTAAGAAACCTGATTATCTTCGCCATAATAGTACGCGGGTAGGTTCGATGATGTGTTCCAGATTATATCCGTAACTTTTACATTATCACCAGTTGGCAATGAGCTTATGTAGGCTTTCCCGTCGATATAATCTGTTGTGTAGGAATAATGCCAAGCCTTATTCCCGGTATCATAATAAGCCAATTCACCTTTAACATGATCATAGCCTATTTTGCTCACGCCATAGGTATTGTTATCCTCGGCTTGGAACGCAACCTTACCAAGGTCAATTTGGTCCACCTGAACTCTTACCTGTGTGGCATCAGTGGAATCACCACCAATATAAACCTTATTGGCTCCCTGATCCGTTCCACCACCCTGCTGAGTTGGCGTGAAACCAACGGTTGCCTGCAAGGCTTTCTGATTCACATAATCAACAGTAGCGATCTGGTTATTTATCGTGCCATCTGGATTGCTGGTTAGGGGAACGCCGATCAGTGTCGGACTATTGATCTTCGCAAACGTCTTATCAAGTGTCTGGCTTAATTGGCTGTGATTTGTTCCGTCTAATGTTCCGCCATTATCAGTTATTACATTCGATATTTCATCTTGAATGTTATTCATAAAATCAGCGTCTATCGGTGTGCCATTTGTAAGTGTCGCGGGATCATCATTGACCCAAACACCATTGTTGGAATCTACTTTTTTCATCGGGTCTCCCAATAAATAATCATTATTAAGTTATTTATTGGGGTGGGGATTTGAGCGCGAACGTAACCGTAACAGGAAAGAAAAATACGCTACCTAATGGCTTCGTGGTTCTGGTTAATAATCAAATCATAAACCGTTTTATTGCATGGGAAATTAGTCACAGCCTTGATATTGTCCCTATGTCGTTTTCCATGACATATGCGTTTCAAGATGGTGAGCAGAACACCAATATTCTATCCTTGTTTTCAAAGGCAGTGAGTAAAGCCCAAAAGGTCAATCATACTGGTTTATTGGCAGTCGGAGCCAAGATAGAAATTTATCTCGATAGATATAAAATTTTCACTGGTTATATCGACTCAACAACCAATGGCATACAACACGGACAACACGTCCTTGAAGTCTCAGGGCGGTCCCTTTGTCAGAAGATTACAGACGGCACGACAATCCAGCCCAATGCAGGCCAGGTGCCGGGCACACTAACGAGTATCAAGCAGGTTGCAGAATGGCTCCTGACCGCACAAGACGGCACTCAGGTCGTTGATGTGGTCGATCTCACAAACAGCACACCACGTCCCTTAGCGAGCCTGACCAATATCAACCTCACAACGAAGTCCTATGACTTCCTCGCTACGCTCGCACAATATGAGGGCAAACTGCTCTACGACGACAGGTTCGGGCGTCTGGTCATTGATGATCCTGCCAGTGGAGCCGTGACAACGCTCAGTCTCAAAGACCCCATCATCAAAAGCCTATTTAGGCACAGAACCAATTTGGGCCGCTTTCAGGCTTATACTGCTGTCATTGATCCCTACAACGCGATAGCTGGTGTTAACTCTTCGGCGGTCCCGCATGTCACGGCAATGGATCAGACGCCCTCAGAAATTCCAGACGGCAAGATTATGACGTTTGTTTCAGAGGCCAGCTATCCCATGTCCGATGCCAGTGGTTGGCAGACCTTTCAGCAGAACCTCGTCAATGTCACAGCCAAGAGGAATTGGGGCCGTGGTGACGTGATCAGCCTGAGTGTCGTGGGGACGAAGAACCCAATGACCAAGAAGCCGTGGACCATCAATAGTCTCGTAAAGATCAACTATGGCACAGACCTAAAACCCAATATGTCAGACGAATATGTGGTTTCAGATCTCGCGTTCACCCTGAGCCGTGAAGAGCATGAGACTCACCTGATCCTTGTGAGGAAAGAAGCCTTGGGTGTTGTGCCCATTGCTATCACTCCGCCAGTCGCGGGTGTCGCCAACCCATCAGATCAGTCCTCATTGGTACCAAGCCCAAACCAGCAGAAGAATGGGAGCCTGAATGTCACGGACAGCCCACCACCCAATGCCAAACCAGTTCAGGGGGCTTCCTCATGAGCTACGACTTTTCCGACCATTCACGCGATAAGATCAACACTCTCACTGAGCAAAGCATTCAGTTCATAAAGCCCGCTCGGTTCCTCAAGCACACCGCATGGAAAGAGAATTACAAAAGCCACGTTAATCAGATTTCCATGTTTGGAAATACGATGATCCGTGACGATACGCGCCTCATGCAACATTATGGCTTTACCAGCGCTCCATTGGCCGGAGCCAATGCTCTTGTGCATGGCATCATGGGGTCAAATTCCAACAACGTCATAACCGGCACACATGATGAACGCTACACGCCACGCGACCTACAACCCGGCGAGGTCGTGTTGTTTGATTATCAAGGGCAATCCATTGAGTTAAGGCATAACCAGACCATCAACATATCGTCGATGATGACCACCACGATCAACGTAGATGGCAAGAATCAAATCACCATCACGGATGGACTGGTTCATATTACAGGTAACGCCACGATTGATCATGATGTCGAGATAGATGGCAACCTGCACGTCAAAGGGAATGTGACCTGCGACAGTGACGTGACGGCTTCCGGCATATCCTTGAAGAGCCACAAACACACCAGCGGAGCACAGGGTTCACCGACCAGTCCACCTCAATAAAATGGGAAACCATTTGAAAAGAAAATCAACGTCAAAGATTTCATATCTTGTGAATATATCGGATGATTTCCTTATCATATGGCAACAAATTAGCGATGTGGGCAGCACAGTGCAGGCCCTAAACGCTAGGAAAAGTCGATGACCATTTTAGGCAAACTTACATTCACCAAGGAAATGCAGGCTATAAATGACCGCACGGCTCATGTCCGGTCCAAGTTTGTCGATGGTGTGAATGTGCAGCTTGAAGCACTCACAGCAGAGGTCGAAGGTAAGCCCTTCAAACTGACCAAGGAACACCGGGAGAAGAACGAAGAAACCGGAGAAGTGGTCAAGAGGGAGAAAGAGGTTCGGTTCTCTGTATGGTGGACGAAAAGCGTTAAGGGCTACAGCGTAGAGCCACGCTACGGTAGCAAGCGTATCCAGCTTTCGGTCATGGGTAGCATTATCCAGACGGGTGATAAGCTCTCGGATGTCAAAGCCGTGCTGGAACTGCTTATTCAGGCCGCGAATGCAGGTGAGTTGGATAAGGCATTGCTTGCCGTGAGTGAGCGCAAGGAAAAGCCCAAAGCAGAGCAACCCTTAGCGGTTGAAGGCGATAAGACCCCGACAACAGACAAGACACAGCGCACAACACGCGGACACTGATCTCTAGGGGGATTCGGCCCCCATTCATGAGGGTAATGGCAATGGCGAAAACCTATGGCCTTACTGAAAAGGCCGCACACCAACTGCTCAGTGGCGAGGTTCCACACCGCATAGAGGATGACTCGGTGGTCTTTGAGATAGAAGAAGGCGGATAGCCATTAAGGAAGAAAATCAAGAGAAAAAAGGTAATAAAAACAATCCTTTGACGTAGGAATGATTGCCAAAAGACAACATAGTTACTTTGTAGGCAATAAACAAAGGAGCCAACAAAGTATGCAATGGGTCTGGTCAAAGAAAAAAGATGAAATTAACCGCCAAAAGCATAAAGGCATTTCTCTTGCTATTGGCGCGAGAGTGTTGGAAAATGATCCCAATGCTCTAACAGAACCCGATCCACACGATGATGATGACAGGTGGCAGACAATCGGGCGTCTTGAGGGTTACTATTTCGTTGTTCATACAGACTTGGAGGAGATGTACGATGGCACAGAACAAGGCCGGATCATCTCTGTTCGACAAGCTACCCGAGCAGAGATTAGACGATATGAAGCTCGATTTGCCACCTGACCAAATTGAACTCCTAAAAAGGCTCGCAAAAGAGCCTCCCCCAGAGGGGCCATGTGAGTTCGATGGTAGGTTTGCCGTAAGAGGCAAGTTTTACAAAGGCAATAAGAAATAATTGGCAACCCGGCTCAAAAGGCCGGGTTTCTTTTTGACCATAAGTCAACATCAAAGAGTTATAGAAAACATCAGAAACCGGATGATTTAGTTACCAAAAGACAACATAAACTACACGAAGGAGACAGCAAATGCTTCATGTAGTTCTTGAACATTTTTCACCATCCGATGACTCTATTATCCATACAGAGCATCTTTATCTCACTCGTGAAGAATATGAAGAGCGCACTAAGCGGCTGTCTAACCTTCAAGAAATAATCGTTCTTGAGGAAGATATCTTATGAGCATTGAAAGCATAACCCAAGCAAACCTCAGTCAGTTCACTGGCACGGTGAATTACACACGGTTTATGGGAAACCTCTTACTAACTGATGGGGTGATGTTTTTAGCCAAAAACGGAGCGGGCTGGATACTGGACATCATCGCGAGCGTGAGGCGCTTATCATCGATTAAAGCGGAAGAGAAAGAGTTCTGGACTCTTAAGGTTGATCTTGACTCGCATACAGCCGTGATAACTGCCACTGATGGAGATAAAGGTGACGGGCCTATTCAGCTATATCATCAGGTGATCGACTATACGGATTTCCCATTAAAGGAATTGAAGCTGTATGTGATCGAAGAGGGACCATACAAAGTCGTTATGCTACCGACTGAATACTAAGTTAGAGATAAACCCTTGTTATTCACACAAGGGTTTATCTCTGACTGAAAGACTATTCACCAAACTTACGAGGTGAAATGATATCACGGATGTCCATATATAGACCCATTCCCTCAGTTACCTTGTCCATAAGGGCATCAAGCTCATCATTTAGATTACGTAAAATATCATTATATATTAAGTCATTGTGACGTATTTCACTGTCTAAGCATTCTTTTTTTGTATCGAATAATGCTCTCGCTTTATTGCCAAAATCGAAGATGGATTGATATGTTTTCCGATCCAACATAAATTTGCACTCTTGCTGATTTATCCAGCACACATCGAGTAGTTTCGATATTTTCTTTGATTTCTTAAGATATCCAAGTGCCCATTTTTTTGATTCAGGTGTCACCTGAATAATACGACTTAGCTCTTCGACCGTCCTCGCTGCACTGTAGCGAATATCATTCTTAAGATCATTGGGACAATAGCACTCTAAGTCATAAAGAGCCCTATAAACCTCAGCCATTTTATTGAATATTACAATCAGCCTTTCGTTGTGTTCCAATCTCATTTTGTCATACGCGATATCTCTTTGATCCTTAGATATATTAGCCTGCGTCTTTGCTAATCGATGTTGTTGGTAAGCAATATAAGCAGTTATTAACCCAAAGATAACGGGGGATAGCAAAGTTAGACCCACTTTGATTCTATGGTGAGTAACTAAGGAAGCCCAATCAATCTGAATATGAATCTGCGGTATAAAAAACAAGAAAGCCGTACTTGTGATCATAGTCACGACAAAGAGAAGTATTTTTTCAATATTAAACATTCAAATAGCTCTCGTGGATAATAGAAGCATGAGAGTATAGGCCAGGTAAGCAGCTAAGGCCACTGCATAGCAGCTCTCATGCCCTCAGAAGCCTGCTCGTAGGGCTTTAGGTCATTTCAGCACACATTATAGCCCTGACAAGAAAGCCCTCTCTACGGGCATCTAGGCCACGGATTGCCGCACATAAATATTGGAAACCATAACCGGGAGTTTCCAATGCCTTATATTCGTGAGTCCTACCAAACCAAGAGACAGAGCACCATTGACGCGATTCAGTACGGGCTTCTGAATGGTCAGGTTCCTCTAGCCAACAGCCCGCTTCGTGTGCTTGCAGAAGTGCTGGCGAGCACGGGCAATGCTCAAGACCTCTTTTTCGATGGTATCTCGATCCAGTTCACGCCACTGACCGCCACAGCATCCGACCTTGATAACTGGTGTGCTTTGAAGTCGGTCTATCGCAAGGCAGCGACACCAGCGACAGGCACAGTCGTATTCACTGGCACGGCGGGCACCACGATACCGGCAAGTACGACATTGGTTTCCAATGACGGTCAGACCTACACGACAGATCAAGCCTCGACAGTCGGCAGCAATGTCAACGTGACAGCCACAACAGCAGGCGCGGCTGGCAATCAGCAGGCCAATACCATTTTGACCCTACAGGCTCCCATCGCAGGTGTTGATGCTCAAATCGAGACCGCGAATGGTATCACACAAGGCACCGACCTTGAGAGTGATGACGCCTTGAAGATTAGAATGCTTCAAGCCTACCAGTCTCAGCTAACGGGTGCGACCAAAGCTGATCATATCAAAAACACCTTAGCGGTGCCGGGTGTCACAATGGCGTGGATGCCTAATACACCCAAGGCAGGAACGGAAGTCGTGATCTGGTTCATGTTGGATCGCACGAACGCCACAATGGGCTACCCGCAAGGCACAGATGGCACCGCGACATCAGAGACACGATACGAGAACGCGACTGGTGACCAGTTGACCGTTGCCAATGCGCTGTTCGATGACAAGCCCTATACGGAAATTCAGATACTCTGTAGCCCAATCAAGACACCAATTTCATTTGAGATATCCGGCCTCATAAACGCCACGGCAACAACCCGTGCTGCTATTAGATCAGCAATTCAAGATGTGCTTCACGCTCAGGGTGATCCCAATGGGGTGACGATAACCCTAGCGAGTATTGATGCTGCGATTGCCAGTGCAGCAAGCACGACATCATTCACCCTCGTGAGTCCAGCCTCAGACATCGTGACCACCACAGGTCAGCTACCTGAAATCAATGGCGATATAAAATTTTCATAAGGAGGCATGATGGATTTTCAAATACCCACACAAGACCAATACGCCAAGGCTATGATGGATTTGCTGCCACCGGGTAAAGCATGGCCTCGTGACATTGATACAAACCTCTACAGACTGTTCTATGCCTTGGCTGGTGAGGTTAGAAAGATGGACGAGAAAGCCCTAGACCTCATTGCAGCAGCCTTTCCCGCAACAGCGACAGACTTCCTCGATGATTGGCTGGAAGTGTTTGCTCTGCCCGATAAATGCACGACATGGCAATCCAGCGATGAAGACAAGCGAGCACAAATCGTGGCTCGTCTGACATGGACTGGTGAAGCCTCGATTAAGTTCCTGAAAGAGTATTGTACCAACCTTGGTTACAGCGTGGATATCAAGGAATGGGGTGGGGCAATTTGCGGGGCTTCTCGCGCAGGTAAACAGGGATGTCAGACGAGTGATCGTTTAAGTGAAGCCGTCATAACGATTAATATCCTCACTGATAAAGACGCGACATTTCTACAATGCGAGCTTCAAGCTGTCCTACCCTATCTGACCTATCACGTCTTCAGTCAAGGCAAGCCATTCTAGTATATTGGCACGACATTACGGAAGAACACTTGGGGCGCGCTTGTCAGGTATTCAATCAAAGTTTTTCATAGGGGTATTAGTCATGAGATTCAATCCACAATTCAAGCTGACATTCAGCAAAATGGACATTCAATTCGACATCGAGGGCCGTCAAAACAAGAACCAAGAAATCCAACTCTTCACGGCACCAGCGGAAATCACTGTCATCGATCCACTCCGAGAGATCAATGGCACTCAGATGGTGGAGTTGGGCCTAACACATCAAGCTCTTATGCGTTGGCAAGCAATCGACATCGGCTGCTTGTGTAGGCGTGATGTTCGTGGGCCTGATCGCTCAGTTGTCCAAGAGACATTCCGTGTCATTTCATTTCTGCCTGTGGGTCAGGGTAATCGCTTCATGGAGGTCAAGCTGAGTCTGATTACCGCTCAATAAGCCCGTAGGCTCCTGCTCAGGGCGGTCTAGGTGTTCTCAGTAGTGTTGGGTGCTTGTGCGTCTGTGTGGGCTTCTCAGGGCTTACAGTCATCGCTTCGCTCTATCTATGGAGGGGAGGAAAGAAAAGCCCATATACAAATATACATGATATACATGTTGAGATGTTGTTATGAGAAAAAAATTTCCAAAAACATCTCTAGATAGTAGTAAAAAATGTATATTTGTATATGGAAATGAAGAAAACCGCAGTAGAGTGCGGGTTGTAGCGAAATGGTTGATATACATTTTTGGTGTTTCATATACATTTTGAGCGTTTGATATACATTTTGACAGTGCTCATATACATTTTTACTTGAATAATGACAGATGTGAGTGTCTGGTATTATATTTTCTTTATACAAAGAGGCGATAAAATCGCGTCAAACTATAAATAGAACTGTAACGACAAACATACCAAGCGAGTAGTTACAGACCAAATACAATTTGAATTCTGAATATCAGAACTGTTATAAATACGAACAGTGAATTGCACTACATATTGGTCTGTACCACCCCACTCGATACTCGCTTGGCAGCATTTAATCGAGTGGGGTTTTTTATTAGAAAGGCTGCCAAGCAATGACAGACATTACAGCAATGGATATTTTAGAGACTATCAAAAGCGCCGCAGATGACCGCAAGATGGCTCATTTTTATGAGTCTTTGAAGGTGTTGTCCGCAGATGAAGATATCTCGGACATTAAAAAATACATGGTCGAACATAAGTATCTCACGGCCAAGAAATTCGATGATATCGTGAGGAACCAAAAGAAAACCGAAGAGATCAATGATAGACTTGGATTTAAACCAGAGACACTAAGCCAGTTTGTTGAGCAGGCATTTCTCACCACATTAAAAATGACACAACACCTTGATGGTAGTCTTGTGAAGACACCAGAACCCATAGCAACAATGACAGGTGATGAGTGGGTTGATCGTGTTCAACTTTCTGAACGTCAGATGATGTCCACACAAAACATAACTTCCTCGGATATTGTGAATGAACTGATAGTTTTAAATGCGGACTTAAATCTCGGTTATGGTGAGCGTGCCATTCGTGCAGCTCTTGAGACATACCTCAAGAGAGACCGTCAGGTTAAGAAAACGCAGGTTATGTTGGGTCTGACTTATTCCAAAACCTCTGAGAGAGACGCAAAAGTCCATTGGAATAATTTTGAGATGGGGTGGTTGCCGTCCTCCCCGCACGGCATCGCAATGTGCCAGAATGGTCGTTGGAAGAAACGACTGCGCGAAAGGACGGCAGATGAAGGATACAGTGATAGGCGTTGATCTGGCAAAGAA